TCTCTCAGCAGTCCATACAATAAACTCCTGTTTAGTAAGTTTGGCTAAACCCTCGTTTTCAATAGCGTAAATGCACCCGAAAGGCTCCTTTTCTCCTGGTAAAAATAATGGCTCTACGAAAGGAAGTAATTCAAATTCAACCCTATTACGCCTTGGGTTCCAGAGACTTCGAAAGCCCATAGTCCCTAAGAGAAATGTAGTTTGCTCTAATTGTCTGCGCTTGGCGTTAAGGTCTTGGATGTCTGCAAAGTCCTTATAGCGATCATCGACCTTCATTCTGGGGGGTCGTTTATAAGCTTGCCCTCTGGCCTTGCACACACGCCTTGTGAGATTCTGGGCAAACATGGGGACTTGTTGTAGGGATTCTGAGCCAAAATACTCCCCTACATAGTTCTCCATATTGAACCCCTCATAAAAATCAAGAAGGTACTCACGCTCTCTTGTGCGTTTTGTTTCAATATTGTTTAGATAGTCAGATAAACTATCTATAATAAGCTGTTCAGATAAATCTTGTATAATCATATTACCAGTCAATTACTCCTGCGGTTCTCGATTTAATAGGAAATAGGTTACAAAAAAAATATCTACTCGCATCACAGGCGTGATCATTTAGACCATCCTTTAAAGGTTCTTCTTTAAGCTTTTGATCTTTCTTCTTCTCTGGATAACGATAGTTCTCAAAGCTGGAGATGAATTTCTTTGCTCTCGAGTCTGCGTAAAAATGTGTGTTACCAGCAGCATCTTCGAACCATGTTCTCATGTGGGTGATGCCGTTTGCGATATTCCGGGATACCTTGTCTGTTCTAAAATCAACCCGCATTCCCTTTTTTCTAAATTGTTCAATATCAGAAATACCGCTTCCCTGGACTCCACCGCCTGCTGGATCTCCAAAATATCGAATGATCGGATAGCCCTTAGCCCTCACTTTGTCTGCAAAGTCCTCGGTTTTGATATTTTCTTCCCAAATCTCATCTATTAGATATACCTTATCCTTACCTTGCCTTGGGTCAGTCTGGAAAAATCCACAGGCACTTGTGCGGTATCCAAAGTCAATTCCACAATAAGTGGGTAAGTCGGGGTTAAACTTGAGTCTTTGAATGTGTATGGTGCGGTCAAATGGAAAGACTCTGCCAGAAAATGAGGTAAATTGTGAGCCGAACTCTTGTTGGAATGTTTCATAGGTTAATGTCTTTTTTAACTCCTCTATGTCATCTTTGAAAAATGGGGACTCCCAGCTTGGGTGCTGCCATGACTCCCAATCAGGGAACTCATCTGATTTTCCTCGTTGCCATAGGTCGTAGACCCAATTAAATCCCTCGGGCGTTGTCGTAAATAACGCCCAACCCTGTTTGTCTGACAAAGTTGGTCTTAAATATTGCTCCCAAACAATCTTCCTTATCTTCGCTGCTTCTTCAATTACTAAATGGTCTATGCCATCTCCAACTAATGACTCTGGTCGGTCTGCTGACTTCACCGATATTTCACTGTTTAGACCAGCAAGCTTCATGTAATGCACTGCTCCACTGACCTCTTTTTTGTATGCGATTGGAAGTCTCAGTTTAGTGAGTACATCTATTTTGACTTCACGCATAATTTTGTCAGCTAAATCTAAAGTAGGAGCCACTATCCACGTTCTCGTATTTGGAGTTAGGAGGTATGGCAATATCTCTTTAGCTGCACTATAACTTTTGCCTGATCGTCTGCCCTGGATGTTTACTCGGAATCGAGCTGTCGACTCATGTACCTCCTGCTGATTAGGCGAGGGCTGGTACTTGAGTATCTTCCAGAGCTTCTGCTTGTTTAATACTTTTCTTTTCAATCGGTGATTCTTCGTAGCCACACTCTTTGAGTAATCCCTCGAGATTGCCTACAAGTTCAAATTCGTTACGATCTGATTGACCTAAATATTGTTTACCTAAAAATATGAGCATTGCGTTTGAGCCTTGCTCTGCTGTTTTCCATTGGAGCTGCCGGAGCTTGATCTTCATGCTTTCACGACCACGCTCGATTTCTTCTCTAAAGCGCACTCGGATTGTGTTTTCACTGCAATTATGCAACTTGGCTATCTCTACCATTGAACAACCAAAGCTGGCAAGCATTTCTACCTTGTCCGCACTGATGTCAAGAGCTGGTCTGCCAGTCTTTTTCTTTTCCATAATAAATCCTGTTATAGTTTCAGTAACTAAGGATTAGACTACATCAAATAAAACCCAGCACTTGCGTATTGCCCTGCGCCAGTAGGTCTTAGCTGAAGATTCAGATATTTCCAGGGTGTCTGCTATAGTGGGAAAGCTGTGAGATTTTAGGCGCATCTTGAACACCTGGAGTTCTCGCTCGGATAGGTTGTCGTATGCTTTGTGAGCTGAGAGTTGCCAGTGGCGCATGTGCGGTTCGATTAAGCCACTGCGAAAGATGGCAAGCTTACGGTAGAATTCGTCCCCGAGTTCGATTGAGTCTATGAGTCTTTCATAGTCTTTTGCTGTGATTATAGGCCAGTCCATTATTGTAACATATGTTAACCCGCTAAAATATTAAAAAAAATTTGCACAGTGGATCCGTCGCAGCGATTCCAGGCTCCTTGTGGATCGGATTTCGTGGCGAAATTTGAGCAGAAAAGAATCATTTGTTCGCACCCCATCGACCCCAAAATACGCAATCGGTAGATAATCGGCAAAACATACTGTGAAATTCGTGGAAAATCTCGTTTCGGTTGCGTTCGTTTAATCGGACGCTCTTCAAAATTTCTTAACACATACCCCACCCTATATATACGCGCAATAGAAACTATTGCAATAATACCAACACATAGCTATATTTGAGGGTATTAATTAACACAATGACAGGAGATTGAGAATGTATAAAAAATGTTACGAATGCCACCACCCAACCCCACCCCCTGAAAGGGTAGAGATAAACGGCGATGAATACTGTGAAGAATGCTATAATGAAAAGTATTATATATGTGAGTGTTGCAATGATACCTATAAAACAGAAGAAATGACAATCGTTATGGATGGACAAGGGGTGTGTCCACAATGTATTGAAGATTATTATACTGAATGTGAAGAGTGTCTTGAATTTCACGAAAATGATTATATTTACAGAACAACGCAAGGGAATTCATATTGTAACGGGTGCATATGTGAAGTTGCAAGTGTTTGTTGTGATTGCGATGTTTGGAGTGAAGAACCAGAGTATATAGATGAGGAACCGTATTGTGATGAATGCGCAGATGAACATCAAACTAAAATCATTCGACCCTATAGTTTCAAACCTAGCCCAATATTTTTTACAGGGCAAAACGAACGACCATACAATAACAATGATAAAAGGTTGGTATTCGGTTTTGAACTTGAAGTAGAAAATAGGGGAGTGCTTAACCACGATGAATGCGCCGAAATACTCGGAGAAATGATGCCAGATTTACTTTACTTCAAAGAGGATAGTTCAATTCATAATGGCTTTGAAATTGTTTCCCATCCTATGACATACTCATATTTTAGAGAACACAAAAGCGCTTTCGAAATGCTATTAAATAAGGCGGTTAAATTAGGGTTGCGATCATATAATACAACGACCTGCGGATTACACATTTCATTGAGTCGAAAGGCATTTACTGAATCAAACTATTTGAAATTCGTGAATTTCTTCAATAACAAAAGCAATCATTCATTATTACGGACAATCTCACAACGACTTGATAATCAACTAGAGCAATGGTGCAGTATTTCAAGATTTACGAGTAGAAACAACGAGATAAGATTATCGAAGGAAAAGAACAAGGGCGCAAATACTGAGCGTTACCAAGCGTTGAATTTACAGAATGCAAATGTGCTTGAGGTGAGAATGTTCAGAGGTACATTGAAAGCCGACTCATTTTATAAGGCGTTCGAATGTATTTTTGCGATATACGAGTATTGCAACCAAATGAACTTCAAGGATTTGAATATAAACAGGAAAAAAGAACTCACAAGTGAACAAGCGCAAGTCTCTAAGAAAAATGATGGCACAGGAATTGCGAACATATCCAATAGCTTGGTGAAAAGGCGTTATTTCAATACGTTTGTGTATAAGAACAAGAATCATTATAGGTATTTAAATTCGTTCCTCACAAGAAAGTATGGACACTTTTATAATTGCGATAAAGACGAATCAAAAGTAAATGAACTGAACAACCTATTAAACCAAAGGAAAGGCGGTTATTACCTATGTGCATAGCGATTAATTCACCGAAGGGTACATCACCCACCAAAAACGCACTTGAGAACTCATTTGACTATAACCCAGATGGGGCAGGGTATTGTTTCGCCAATGATGGGAAACTGATAATTCGAAAAGGCTTTTTTGATTTTGATTCGTTCCTAAAATCATATCAAGATGATAATATACAAGGGTTTAACAAGCTTATTCATTTCCGCATTTCCACAAGTGGACAAATTGATAAAAGAAATTGCCATCCTTTTTTGATTACTGAAAATGTAGCAATGATCCATAATGGGATTATCCCTAATTTCGGAAACAAGGTAGAAAATGACACCTTGCAATATGTTAAACTCGTTTTGAAACCTATTATAAAAGAGGGTGGTGTGAAGGTTTTGCTTAATCCATCTATTCAGAATATGATAATTGATTCTATAGGGAATTCGAAACTAGCTTTTCTTGACCACAAGGGGAATTCATATATATTCAATGAAAAAATGGGGCACAGGAATAATTCTATCTGGTATTCGAATAATAGCTATAAGGAAACATATCCAATAAATAACTATGGCTATGGATTTAAACCAGAAGAAGACGACATATATTTAAATCCATACATAACTTGTCAGGAGTGTTTCAATGAGTTAGTCAATAACGAGTATGAAATATGTGATTCTTGCGACGAACTAGACTTGGACGGTTATGGGCGACCTATAGAGCGAATTAATAAATGGATTGAGGTATAATATGAGACAATTTACAAAACATTGTTTAACGGCTATGTTTTACGCCGTAATCACAACGGCTCTAATTATAGGATTGGCAGTTATAATTCTAAGCTTTTCATAGAATACACACAAAATAGGGTGAGGCGCGTTTTGAAAGGTTTTGCCCTATTTTTTTGCCCAATATTTTTTATGCTGCACAAGCTACGCCGGACCAGGGCCAGCCAAGGACCAGGGCCAGCCAGGGAACCCACCCTGGATGCGTTAAAGTATGGGGGCGAATATGGGGTTGGGGTATGTTCGAATAATTTAATTTAACGCCGTATAGAGGATTTTAGAGGGTGTTTTTTGGATGGGAAAGTTTTTAAACCCCCATTTTTTGAGTTTTGAGCGTTTTTTGAAAAATTGAAAGTTGATATTTTCCCCAGTTTTTTATGGTGTCTTATTGAGATCATTCGCAATAAAACCAGATGCGTAAATGAGATCATTCGCAATAAGAAAATGAGATTGATCTCAATTTGGATGGGTTATTTTTTGGGTGATATTCGAAATTGTGGTCTATGGTAAAGATTCTTTATATTTCAGGCCACAGGGTTTTTATATCTCAGGCCACAGGGTTTTTATATTTCAGGCCACAGGGTTTTTATATCTCAGGCCACAGGGTTTTTATATTTCAAGCTGCAGGGTTTTTATATTATACCTGGAAGGGTGTTCCAATCCCTACATTGCCATTGGTGTAATAAATCCTATTGCGTAAAAGGTTATATATGTCTAAATTTCTGTATGTTAAACAACGGAAGGATGAGAAGATGATCATAAATAAGCAAACATTAAAAGATTTTAGAATATCTTTTAAAGAATCAGTTAAATCACTTGAAGAGGAATATGGAGTTAAGGTCAATATGAAGAACATCTCATTTGGCGATATTTCATTCACTACAAAAATAGAGGTTATCAATGGTGGTGACCCAAAAGAAGTAGCAAGGAATTCTTTTCAAGATGACTTGAATAGATACGGATATAGGTTCCCCGAAATTACAATGGAACATTTTGACAATGGGTTAAGATACTACGGAAATCAAATCAAGATTGTGGGTTTAAAGCCACGATCACCAAAGTATCCCATAGTTTATAAAAAGAATGGTACGCTTTTTTCAAGTTCAAAGCGCTTTAAAACCACTTATAAATCTATTGTAGTGGCATTGGGAATTTTAAGTTAATTAATACAACGAAAGGGTAATGTGATGGAGAATAACTTAGCAAATGGATTAGTAATAAAAAGTATAAGATACTTTGAAACAAGACTAGGATTAGGCTATGAAGCTAAAACTCAGTATGGCTCTATTTGGAATGATGGTAATGGTGGCGATACTTATTTTGAAAATGCTAAAATAGAACATTCAAAGTATAGAGATATAAACGAATGGGATTTGGAAAAGGTAATTGACAGATTTGAAGGAATAGAAAGTGAGGTGGTGCAATGATTGATTACATACTAAATCCATTCGTACTTATCAATACAATGTGGATGATAACGCTTATAATTATAAGCTTAATTTGGAGGAAAAAGTGATGAAGAAATTATGTGAACTTATATTAACAACGAAAGGGTATGAAGATGAAACAAGATGAATTAATTGCAATAGCAAACAATCTAACCAATGAAAACCTGGTTAATCTAATCGCTATCTTCAGCGAAAGGATCCATCTTTATGTTGGGTCCGTCCCAATGAAAGATTCAAATGGGTATTTAATAGCCGGAGAATTGGATAAGGAAATTCCCGCCTGTTTAAATGGAGCCAGTATTCAAATAAATATGGAAGGCACTTTTGATGATTCAAAAGATGGTGGATTAATTAAGCAGCTTGAATATGTAGAAAGAGAAAACAAGGAAAGAAAGGCCGAATAGCCTTATATCTATATCCACAGGGTCAGGGTCTATTCACCTTCTTATAGTTAGCGCCCTTAAAGTTCCCTTTTTTCCTACGGTTAGCCTCGGCTATCTTCATATCGTACTTCATCGTTAGGAAACAAGAGCGTAAACCCTCGACTTGAATCTGCTTACCCCAGTAAAGCATTGCCCCGCACAATAAAACCCCACCCTCATCCTCGTAAGCCAAGCTACAATAATGATCCAATTCTGGCCTACCGAGTGAACATTTATTGAGATTATAGCTACTCTCTAAATACTTCTTTATATTATCATCCAAAGGGCTTTTCAGCTTCAGATCCAGGGCTTTTATAATCTTACTGAAAGGGTCTTTTATATCTAAATC